CCTTCGAGGACCTGCAGGCTCGGATAGCCGCTGCTTTCAATAGCCTTGCGGAGATTGCCGATGATGTGCAGGTAACCGACTCTGATATCTCTGCGGCTCACGCTGTATTCACGGGTACCAAGGCCGCGACGGAAACGATGCTCTCCTCCCCGGGGACCATTGTGCATATAAAGGCGCTGCTGGACGAGTACGATAAGGTCGTCATTCAATCTGCGGCCCAACTGCGAACCTACGTAACAAACAAGTTGATTGTGGATTCGGCTAACCCCGATCCGCGGATTCGGCTCAAGTGCTACGAACTGTTGGGCAAAATCTCGGATGTCGGGCTGTTTACGGACAAGACTGAAATCACCATGCGGCACCGCCCAACGGAAGAACTGGAGCAACTACTGCGTGAGCGTCTTATGAAGACTATCGACGCGGATATGTTTGCGATCACTCCCCCTGCGGACCCGTTTGAATGACCGACCGTACGGATATCCAGCGCCTGCTGGACAACCTCCCAAAGATGTCGCATCTGGACATGGCGAACACACTGGCCTTGCTGGATGAGTTGGAAGAGCGTAAGCGTACGATGCTGGCGCAGAGCGAGTTTCTTGCGTTCATTGCGGCAGTTGACCCTGCCTATAAGTTTGGTACGCACCTGAAGCGATTGGGTGCGCTTCTGACGCAAGTTGAGTTGGGCGAGAAGGATCGAGTAGCCGTGTCGATGGCCCCCCGGTTTGGTAAGAGCCAGATGATCTCCATTTACTACCCTGCGTGGTACTTGGGTAAACACCCCGATCACAAGATGATCGTAGCCTCCCATACGGTTGACCTAGCTGTGGATATGGCGCGTAAGGTTCGTAACCTGATGCAAACCCCAGACTACAAACGGATATTCCCGGGCGTAGCTATTGCTGCCGATGCCAAGGCTGCAGGCAAGTGGAACACGACTAAAGGTGGAGAGGTTTACGCCACAGGCGTAGGTGGAGCATTGGCAGGCCGGGGGGCCGACCTGATTGTGGTGGACGATCCGATTTCCGAACAAGACATCAAGAGCGGAAACACAACATCCCTAGACGGCATTTACGAGTGGTTTCGTGCAGGCTTGCGCACACGGCTTATGCCCGGGGGAAAAATATGTATCTTACATACTCGCTGGCACCAGCGGGACCTGATTGGGCGCTTGCTGAAGGACAGTTCGCTGAACGAAGACGGCGATCAGTACGATATGTTCGAGTTTCCGGCCATTTTGGAGTTTCCAAACCCGCTGGCCGACGCTGAAAGTCCCGATTTTGACCCCGATGCCCCTGCAGTACTGCAGAAATCGCTGTGGCCGGAGCAATGGAGCTTGGATTCCCTCCTGCGGACCAAGGCGTCGATGCCATCATGGCAGTGGAACGCCCAATACCAGCAGAATCCGACCGCGCAAGAAGCTGCGATCATCAAACGAGACCATATTAAGTGGTGGCCCCATGAGAAACCTCCTGCTGTGGACTACATTGTGCAGTCATTTGATACTGCGCTCACCACAAAAACCCGTTCTGACTACTCTGTGTGCCAAACATGGGGTGTATGGAAGAATGAAGAGGATATAGACAATGTAATCCTGCTAAATTGTGTGGTAGGTAAGTGGGAATTCCCTGAATTGAAGCAAATGGCCCTGCAGCAGGCCAAAGATTGGGAGCCCGATAGCATAATTGTCGAGGCTAAGGCCAGTGGTCAGCCCCTGATTGACGAAATGCGGCGCTCTGGCTTGTTTGTGCAGGACTACAGCCCCGGTAAGGGCCAAGATAAGATAGCAAGGCTGAATTCTGTCAGCGATATGTTTATGAGTGGGCAGGTATGGTTCCCGGAAACGGGATGGGCTACCAGCGTGGTAGAGGAGTTGTTGGCTTTCCCTAGCGGGGAGCATGATGACCAAGTGGATACATTGACGCTGGCGCTTATTCGGATTCGTAAGGGTGGGCTCTTGCGGCTAACGTCCGACCACGGGGATAATTCAGACTTCCAAGCGGCGCGTAAAGCCACTTACTACTAACGAAAGATATTTATGGCAACCTCAAGTATGTCCCCTTCCCTAACACCTGCACCTATGGGGCTTGGGGCCATTATGGATACTCTCGAAAACACTGAACCGGATTTGGAAATCGAAATTGAGAACCCGGACCGCGTGACGCTGGCAGATGGTAGCGTAGAGATTACGCTGATTCCAGAGCCCACCAAGGGTGAGGACTTTGGGGATAACCTCGCTGAGTTCATGGACGAGGGTGAGTTGACTACCCTCGCAGGTGACCTGCTGGCGCTGGTGGATGCCGATATAAACTCCCGTAAGGACTGGGTTGACGCTTATGTGAAAGGCCTTGAGGTCTTGGGTATGAAGTACGACGAGCGTACAGAGCCTTGGAGTGGGGCGTGTGGCGTTTATTCCACAGTGCTGACAGAAGCGGCTATTCGGTTCCAAGCGGAGATGGTTACCGAGACGTTCCCCGCCGCAGGCCCGGTAAAAACTTCCATCGTGGGGGCCTCGACCAAGGATACGGAAGCGGCAGCCGCCCGGGTTCAGGAGGACATGAACTACCAGATTCTGGAGAAGATGCCTGAGTATCGGCCAGAGCATGAGCGCATGTTGTTTAACCTCGGCCTGTCGGGTTCTGCCTTCAAGAAGGTGTACAACGACCCCTCACTGCGTAGGCAAGTGGCTCTGTTCGTACCTGCAGAAGATGTGATTATTCCTTACGGCGCGTCGAGTTCGCAGACCGCAGAGCGGGTTACGCATGTCATGCGCAAGACCGAGAACGAGGTTCGCAAGCTGCAGGTAGCGGGGTTCTACCGGGATATAGAGCTTGGTGATCCAGTACATATCACTACGGACGTTGAGAAGAAGAAAGCCGAAGAGCAGGGTTACAGCGTCACGGACGACGACCGGTTCCAGTTGCTTGAGATTCACGTAGACTGGGACATGCCCGGGTACGAGGATGAGGACGGCATTGCATTGCCGTATGTGGTGACTATTGAGCGCGGCACCAGCGAAGTGCTGGCTATTCGCAGGAATTGGGAAGAAGACGACGTAACCAAGCTGAAACGTCAGCACTTCGTACAGTACACCTACATCCCCGGCTTCGGCGCTTATGGCTTCGGACTGGTTAACCTGATCGGCGGCTACGCCCGCGCAGGCACTTCCCTGATCCGTCAGTTGATTGACGCAGGTTCGCTGGCTAACTTGCCGGGTGGCTTGAAGGCTCGTGGCTTGCGCATCAAGGGCGACGACACTCCCATCGCTCCGGGCGAGTTCCGTGACGTGGATGTGGCTTCTGGGACCGTGCGTGACAACATCATGCCCCTGCCATACAAGGAGCCTAGCCAGACACTGCTGGCCTTGTTGAACCAGATTACCGACGAAGCCCGCCGCTTGGGCGCTATCAGTGACATGAAAATCGCTGACATGTCGGGCAACGCCCCGGTAGGTACAACGCTGGCGCTGTTGGAGCGCACGCTGAAGACCATGAGTGCTGTGCAGGCCCGGGTTCATGCGTCCATGAAGCAAGAGTTCAAGCTGCTGGCCGCGATCATTGGAGACAACGCTCCTGATGAGTATGAATACGACCCTGCTAAAGGCGACCGTAAAGCCAAGCGCGGCGACTACTCTATGGTGGAGGTTATCCCCGTCAGCGACCCCAACAGCACCACAATGGCGCAGCGGATCATGCAGTACCAAGCGGCTATTCAGTTGGCCCAAGGCGCTCCGCAGATTTACGACTTGCCTCAGTTGCACCGTCAGATGCTTGAAGTATTGGGTATCAAGAACGTTGAGAAGCTTGTGCCGGTTGACGATGACTTGAAGCCACGCGACCCGATCAGCGAGAACATGGCGTTCCTTAACGGTAAGCCAGTCAAGGCGTTCATCTACCAAGATCACGACGCTCATATCGCTGTTCACACAACGTTTATGAAAGACCCCATGATTGGGCAGACGATGGGGCAGAACCCAATGGCGCAGCAAATGATGGCGGCGACGATGGCGCATATCTCTGAGCACTTGGCCTTCGCATACCGCCGCAAGATCGAGGAGCAGATGGGCGTTACGATGCCCGCACCTGATTCAGAGTTGCCGGAGGATGTGGAAGTTCAACTGGCCCGCCTGACCGCTCAAGCGGCTACGCAGTTGCTGCAGTTGAACATGGCACAGGCCCAACAGGCACAGGCCCAACAGGCGGCACAAGACCCGATGATGCAACTCCAACAAGCCGAATTGCAACTCAAAGGCAAGGAAGTTGAGCTTAAGGGCCAGAAGATTCAGGGCGATCTGCAGATCAAGCAAGCGGAACTGCAACTCAAAGCGCAGGAAATGGCTAGCAAGCAGGGCGAGGACCCAGCGCTGGCTCAACAACGCCATGCTCAGACCATGCAGCAGACCCAGCAAGCCCACGAGCAACAGCTTACGCATGCGCAACAGACGCAGCAACAGAAGATGGCCGCAGCAGTTCAGGCCAACCAACTCAAGCAGCAGCTAGCGGCGCAGAAACCTAGGACACCAACATGACTGAACTAGAAGTTTTGGATAAGAAATTTAAGGCCCATGTGGAGTACATGGCGGACTCCCTTGCAAAGGGGAGTTGTAAAGACTTTGGGGAGTACCAAAGAATGTGCGGGGTTATCTACGGTCTTGGCCTCGCACTGACCGATCTACAAGACCTGCGTAAAAACTTGGAGCGATATGAAGCCGAATGAATTTTTAATAAGCCACACGGCAGACCCTAAAGGGCCGGTGTCTATATTGGCGGAAAACAACGAAGCCAAAGCCAAACAGATTCCCGACCCGGTTACATACCATATTCTGTGTATGCTTCCGGAGGCAAAGGAAGAGTATGAAGGCGGGATTCTGAAATCAGATCAAGCTAGACACCACGAAGAGTTGTTGTCCCCAGTACTGTTTGTAGCAAAACTCGGCCCTGACGCATTTAAAGATGAAAAACGTTTTCCCTCCGGACCCTCTTGCGCAGTGGGTGACTTTATTCTTGTACGCCCTAACACGGGCACTCGCATGAAGATTCACGGCACCGAGTGGCGAATTTTGAATGACGACTCTGTGGAAGCAGTTGTTCAGGACCCCCGCGGTATCCAACGTCCCTAAGGAGATATTATGAACATCGAAAAAACTGAATTTGAATTCCCCGACGAAGTTGAATCCGTCAAACCCCGAGTTGGCGGTCGTGTAGTAACTCCTGAGCCTGAGTCGGAGCCAGAAGTCGAGATTGTTGACGATACTCCTGAGAAGGACCGTAATCGTAAGCCTATGGCCGAAGCGCCGGTAGACCCTACCGACGAGGAGCTAGACAGTTATTCTGATAGCGCCAAGAAGCGCATCAAGCACTTTACCAAGGGCTATCACGAAGAGCGTCGGGCTAAAGAGTCCGCATTACGCGAGCGCGAGGAGGCGGTGCGTATTGCACAGACTATTGCGGAAGAGAACCGGCAGCTTAAGGGCTCCCTTAACCAAGGGCAGACCGCTTTATTGGAGCAGGCCAAGAAAGTAGTCGCTAATGAGTTGGACGCCGCCAAGCGAGCCTACAAGACTGCATATGAGGCCGGGGATTCTGATGCACTTGTAGACGCGCAAGAAAGCATGACTGCAGCGAAGTTAAAAGCGGAGCGAGTTAATAATTTTCGGCCTACCCCTGTACAAGCCGAAACTCCTGTGGTACAACCACAACAATTCGTTGTCAATCCTCCTGAAGATCGAAAAGCAGTAGAATGGCAGCGAGAGAATAGTTGGTTTGGTTCTGATGATGAAATGACTAGCTTTGCGCTTGGTTTGCACAACAAACTAATCAAAGACGGCATTGATCCACAGTCCGATACCTATTATGATCGAGTTAATTCTCGTGTACGACAAGTGTTCCCAGACAAGTTCGAGTCAGAAGGAACCGCTGATGCTCCATCTCAGCGTACACAAAAAAAGAACGTAGTGGCACCCGCAACCCGAAGTACTGCTCCCCGAAAGGTCGTACTAACGCAAACGCAAGTGTCTATCGCCAAAAGGCTTGGAGTTCCCTTGGAACTGTATGCCCGTAAGGTTGCTGACGAAATGAGGAAATGATTATGGCTGAAACTATTAGACAACCACGCGATTTGGAAACCCGAGCGAAAATGGAGCGCCCCACAAAATGGATGCCGCCCCAGCTACTGCCTGACCCTAACCCGGAACCCGGCTTTGCATTTCGTTGGATTCGGATCAGTACGTTGAATAATTCCGATCCGCTTAACGTCTCTTCAAAACTTCGTGAAGGTTGGGAACCTGTAAAGGCTTCAGATCATCCTGAAATTAGACTTATGTCTGGGCAATCTTCTCGATTCCCTGATTCGGTTGAAATTGGCGGTTTGTTGCTGTGCAAAACACCCGTGGAGTTTGTGGAACAACGCGATGCGTACTACCGCCAACAAGCGGACGCTCAAATGAATTCCGTAGATAACACTTATATGCGTGAAAATGACCCACGGATGCCTATGTTCAAAGAACGTAAGTCCCAAGTCACTTTCGGTAAAGGTACTTAATTTAGGAGTCTAAGATGGCTTACCCCACCGTTGATGCCCCCTACGGGCTAAAGCCGGTCAATCTGATCGGCGGTCAAGTTTTTGCGGGTTCTACCCGTGAGTACCCAATTCAGTATGGCTACGCCACTGATATTGGTTATGGCGATTTTGTTGCGTTGAACCGCGGCAATACCGTACGTTTATCGGTCACCGCTGCAGGCGCAAGTGGTCTGGTCGGTGTGTTCCTCGGTTGTTCGTACACAAACCCGTTGACCAAGCAGAAGTTCTTCTCGCAGTACTGGCCGGCAGGTACGTTGGCGGGTGACGCAGTAGCTATTGTTACTGATGATCCTGACACCGTGTTCAAAGGCGTTGTTTGTTCGGCTACTACCGTTATTGGCGCTGCTAATACCGCACTGATCGGCCAAAACATTCAGATGATTAACAACGCTGTTAATCTGAACAACGGCAACTCCACGAACGCTATTGCCGCTGTTGTTGGTGCAGGCGCTCCCGCTATCACAGGTACGTTCCCCCTGCGGGTTTTGGACGTGGTTCGTGAGACGGCTACGGCTGTTTCGGCAGTTGGCTCTTCTTCCGGCACCGCAATTACGCTGACAGGCACAGGCCTTCCAAGCGCGATTCTGGCGGGCTCTGATGTAGCCTACATTGCGGCTAACGGTCAGTTTGTGGAGACCGGTTCGTACGTGCAAGCCAATACGGCTGCAGGTGCTACCACTGTCAACATCAACTTGGCAATCGCCGTTCCCGGCAGCATCGTTGCAATCCCAGCAGGCTCAACCATTGTATTTACTCAGTACTCAGAGATTTTGGTGAAAATCAATCACTCTCAGCACCAGTATTACATTGGCGCAGCAGTCGCTTAATAAGGAGCTAAATCATGGCTATTTCACGCGCACAACTACTTAAAGAACTGCTCCCCGGTCTGAACGCCTTGTTCGGTCTGGAATATGCGAAGTACGGCGAAGAGCACAAGGAAATCTACGAGGTTGAGTCCTCAGAGCGTTCCTTTGAAGAAGAGACCAAGCTCTCTGGCTTCTCCGCCGCTCCAGTGAAGAACGAGGGTTCTGCCATTGCTTATGACAATGCGCAGGAAGCTTGGACCGCACGATACAACCACGAAACCATCGCAATGGGCTTCAGTATCACTGAAGAGGCAGTTGAGGACAATCTGTACGATAGTCTCTCAGCCCGCTACACCAAGGCTCTGGCCCGTGGCATGGCATACACAAAGCAAGTAAAGGCTGCAACGGTCTTGAACAATGCGTTTAGCTCCGCAGTCACTTACGGTGATGGCGTGTCTTTGTGTTCTACAGCGCACCCACTGGTCTCCGGTGGCACCAACAGCAACCGTCCTTCAGTCGCCGCCGACTTGAACGAAACCTCTTTGGAAAATGCCGTGATCCAGATCGCTGCATGGACTGATGAGCGGGGCTTGCTGATCGCTGCTAAGCCGAAGAAGCTGGTCGTTCCCCCTGCTTTGATGTTCGTGGCGACTCGTTTGCTCGAAACGGAACAGCGCGTTGGAACTTCTGACAATGATGTCAATGCCCTGAAGAACAATGGTTCTATCCCCGGTGGTTACACCGTGAACCACTTCTTGACTGACACCAACGGCTGGTTCCTGTTGACGGACGTGCCGAACGGTCTGAAGCACTTTGTGCGCTCGCCATTGCAGAACTCCATGGATGGAGACTTCGATACCGGTAACGTACGCTACAAGGCTCGTGAGCGATACAGTTTCGGGGTCAGTGACCCTCTCGGCCTGTATGGCAGTCCCGGTTCGTCTTAATTTTTAGGCGTTCCTCATAGGGAAAGGGGCTTCGGCCCCTTTTCTTTTAGCTTTGTGGTACACTATCGGTTGATAACACCCGGAGTATTTAATGAGCATCATTTACGAAATTACCTGTATCGAAACTGGCAAGTTTTACATTGGTAGCACCATGAACAAAGCCCAACGGTGGGCCAGACATAGGCGAGAGCTAAGAGCCGGAATCCATGTAAACAAGCATATGCAAGCGGCATGGGCTAAATACGGCGAGGGAGCTTTTGAGTTTAAAGTCCTTGAAGAAGTGCAAACTCCGGCATTGTTATTTGCCGTAGAGCAGCGATACCTAGACAAGCATGTAGGAACCCCGCTTTGCTTCAACTGGTCTAAATATGCGGGCGCTCCTATGAGGGGCAAGTATGGGGCCGATACTCCTAACTTTGGGAAAGTACTGTCTGAGGAGGCAAAGCAAAAGCTGCGTATTGCCAATAGCGGTATAAAACACCCTAACTGGGGTAAAACTACTTCTGAGGTAACTAAGGCCAAAATATCGGAGGCTAACAAGACTAACCCGTGGAGGGGTAGCAAGCACACTCCTGAATCCATTGCAAAGATAGCCGCTGCTAGCACTGGACGTCCCGTATCGGAAGAGACCCGCTTGAAACGCTCGATAGCGCTCAAAGGGCGAGAGATATCTACGGCGCAACGTTTACAGATATCACGTACCCTGTCCGGCGAGGGCAACTTCTGGTACGGCAAAGAACGCTCCGAAGAGTTTAAATCTCAGATACGAAAGGCGGTTGTAGTGACGGATTCCAAAGGCACTGAGACCGTTTACCCCAGTGTGCAAGCAGTACGAGAGGCGTTGCAACTTAAACCCCCTACAGTCAACCGGGCGCTAAAGTCCGGAACAACGTTAGTTCGTGGCCCACAAGCCGGATTAACGTTCAAATACCTTGCACCCACCCCCGCTTCCTGATATATTGCAAGTATTCCGGGGTTACCGGTACATCAAACAGTCCCGGCTGACTGACATGCAAGATTGATGTACTTCAAACGCATGATTGGAGTCTCAAATGGCTTTCGCAACACACCTTGGTCCGTGGATGCTCGGTACCGTAAAAGAAACTACGGGCACTACTGCCGGAACAATCCGCAATACGGGCCTGACTAGCAGCTTCCAAACGGTCAAACTGAATATGGTTGGTGCCGTTTCTGGTACGGCTATTCGAGTTTGTACCCTGCCTGCAGGCGCACACATCATCAACGTTATTGTTGATACCCTGACGACCCTGTCAGGCACGGTTACCGCCGCTACATTGACGGTCGGTACTGCAACTACCGCAGACCTGTTCTTCCCCTCTACCACGATCTTGGCCGCAGGACGCCAGAATCCTACCTTGACTGCTACGCAGTTGACTGCATACGCAGGCGTGGCCTCTGCAGCATCTCCAAACGGCATTGGCGTGGGTCCTACAGACGTTATTGTGATCGCAACCCCAACGTTTACTACAGGCTCTCCTAGCACTGCAGGTATCATCCAAGTCACTATTGGCTACCTCGTAGCGAATGACAACGGTGCAACCGCCCCTGCTTCTGCGTAAGCAATCCGAGGGGCTTCGGCCCCTTCTTTTCAGCTTAAGGAGCCATTATGGGTAAGCAAACTAACTATAGTCCGACGTTTCCTATGTATCCGGGCGGGGCTACGGCTGTTACGCTTAGCGATACAGTAAACCTTGCAACTCCATCGGTAATTTACGTAGGCAGTGGCGGTAACGTAAAAGTTACTACCGCACAGGGTGATGACGTAACCTTCACAGGTATGTTGTCAGGTAGCATTATCCCAGTACAGGTTATTCGGGTATGGGCTACGGGCACTTCGGCTACCAGTCTGGTTCGGGTGTACTGATATGTCATTCGGGTTTGGCTTTGGGTTCCCCAGCGTGGGCGCTACCGGGACGGTGCCCACACTATCCTTGCCTTTCGCGGGGGCTACCACTCTTGACCCTCGTATCGCATTTACCCGGTCCTCTAGTGGTACTTATATAGCTAGCAGCGGGATTATACAAACGGCTAGTACCGATGTACCCCGCCTAGATTACAGCCCCACTACCCTAGCGCCATTAGGCTTGCTGATTGAGGAACAGCGGACGAACTTGGCACTAGACTCAGGCGAGGTATTAAGTGGGACTGGAGGTGTGGTCGTTGCTAATCAGATTACGGCACCTGACGGCAGCTTGGCTGATTTCTTTCGAGAAGACACAAGTAATGGTGAGCATTATGCGGGTGACAGAGTTGTGGCCGTTACTGCGGGAACCACATATACATGGTCGTTTTATGCCAAGCTTGGCTTGACAGGGGAGGCCCGGCGGGTGTGCGTGAGAACTGGTGCCCAAGGCCCAGCGAATGTTGCTTTCGATCTTGAAACAGGTAGCGGTACTCTAATTGGAGGTGCTATTTCTTTCGGCAGTAGTTCTGCTGGAAATGGATGGTGGCGTTGCTGGATTGTGTTCATACCAACCGGCACCGGAGGGGCTGTGTTTCGTCAGCAACTATCAATAGGCACCAACACTGTTTACACAGGTAACGGCACCTCCGGCCTCTACTTATGGGGCGCCCAACTTGAAGTAGGGGCGTTCCCAACGAGCTACATCCCCACCGTAGCCAGCCAAGTCACCCGCACTGCCGACATTGCCTTGATGACAGGGGCTAACTTCAGTAGCTGGTACAACCAGACTGAGGGGACTTTTGTTGTGACCGCAAGGGATGTATCAAACCCCTTGGGTGTTATGGCAGCAACAGATGATGGCACATCAGCGAACCGCAATAGTATTTTTCTTGCGGGCGCTACAACAGCGGTTGGATTTAGGACAACTGTTGCTTCGGTGGTAGTCTCAGATATTGCCGTGGGAACGATAGTCAGCGGTGCGGCGTTTACTATTGCTGCGGCCTACAAGATTAATGACTTCGCTGCAACCCTTAACGGCGCTGCGGTAGTAGTGGACAGTCTCGGGGGTGTACCGCTAGGCCAAACGACCCTAAGGATTGGGGCCGATGTAGCTAATACGGCGTTTATCGGGGGCCACCTACAACGTCTGACCTACTACAACACCCGTCTGACCAACGCTGAACTTCAAACAATTTCTGGCTAATTGTGGACTACACCCTTAAATTTGCGTCTGAAGCGGGAGCTACCTTGGTACTATATGCGGATGGCAAACCGGTATATCCAAACCTTGATACGCTAGGCACTATCTTCAAACCTACGGGCAAGACCGAAATTATCGAAGGGGTTGAAATTCCAGTGATGGCGGCGACCCCCGGATGGCACGTTAATGTACGCTGTGACGAGAGCCCAGCGCTTGGTAAATACGTAGTTGTAGCAACTACTCCTTCTAGGATATGGGCGTAATTATGGCTAAAAATCCATCTCTTGCCGTAGGCCGCGGCGAAAAACTTCCAGTGTCCAAGGGCGCGGGGTTAACCGCCAAGGGCCGCGCTAAGTACAATAAAGCTACCGGCTCTAACCTTAAGGCCCCCCAGCCGCAAGGCGGGGCTCGGAAAGATTCATTTTGCTCGAGAATGGCAGGTATGCCCGGACCGATGAAAGACGAGAAGGGTAAGCCCACTCGCAAGGCCGCATCACTAGCTAGGTGGAAATGTTGAAATGTCTGAAGCACGTACTGGGCCTGACCGTAGCGACGAACTCAATATGGTTCGCGAAATGCTGAACATGGCTGAGGCACGTACTGGGGCCGACCGTAGAACTGAACTCGATATGGTTCGTGAAATTGCCACGCACGCCTCTGATATTCGTCATATCCAAGAAGATATGGATACGATGTTGGAAGGCATGAAGAGTATGCAGAAGAGCCTTGCTGACATTAATGTCACACTGTCGGAAGCTAAAGGCGGGTGGCGGGTACTGTTGATTATTGGGGGTGCTGCTGGTACAGTAGGTGCCGGGGCTATGCACCTCATCAACTGGTGGAATAAGTAGTGCCTTCTTCGACTATAAAGCAACATAATTTCATGGCGGCAATCGCCAAGAATCCTGCCTTTGCCAAGAAGGCCGGTGTCCCTCAGTCCGTAGGGGCTGATTTTATCAAGGCCGATACCGGTCGTAAATTTGCAAAAGGTGGTGAGACTATGGCTACAAAGAAAGCGATGCCCAAGGGCATGTTCGGTGATAAGGGCGCACTAGCGAAGCACGCGGCTAAACCCGCGTCCAAAGCGCACGCTGGCCTCAAAGCCGGGGGCATGACCAAGATGGCTAAAGGCGGCGGAGTGGAGTCTAAGGGTAAAACCAAGGGCACAATGATTAAAATGGCTGGCGGAGGTAAATGCTAATGGACCGCCCTTCCAAACAAGAAATTGACGATCTGCGTAAGCAGGCCCTTATGGATGCCGCATATGAGGCGTCAATGCGCAATACTCCTCCCGCGCCAATGCGGCCCGCCTCCGCGCCTAGGGCTAAAGCACAGTCTGCTGCTGTTACAGAGATGCTTCAGGAAGCCCAAGACGCTAAGGCCCGCAAGAAAATTTCGGCTATGGGGTACGCTAAAGGCGGTTCTGTTAGTGCTTCCAAACGTGCTGACGGCTGCGCCACCAAGGGCAAGACCCGGGGCAAAATGCTGTGAGACCTAGCCGCGGACTGGGAGCTATGCTCGCGTCCAAAATGCCTAAGGCAAAGCGAACGAAGCGCCGGGATGATACCGACTTTGAGACCTTTGCCGAAGGCGGCACTGTGGGGCTGTGGGACAACATCAACGCCAAGCGAAAGCGCGGGGCCAAGATGCGCAAGCCCGGGTCTCCCGGTGCTCCGACTGACAAAGCATTTAAAGATTCGGCCAAATAATGACTACCTTGGGGGGTGGGTTCTTTGTGATATAGTACCCCGTACACACTTGAAAGCACGTATGTACGGGGTTATTTACAAAATTACAAACACTACAAACGGCCATTTCTACATAGGCCAGACTAAGATGCAGTTGGCGTCACGGTGGTCGAAACACAAACAAGACGCTAGAGCGGGCAAGGGGTGGGTATTAGCCGCCGCAATCCGCAAGTACGGGGCCGATGCGTTTACCCATGAAGTGATTGATAGTTGTGCGGATAGGGGCGCGCTTAATCTCGCGGAGATACGCTACATTGAGACCTTAAAACCACAATACAATTCCTGTGCTGGGGGCGGCGGGTTAGGTAGTCCAACGCAAGCAGTTCGACAGAAAATATCTGCCGCTATGAAAGGGCGGCTAACATCTGCGGGTACACGCGCAAGAATGTCGGCAGCGCAAAAAGGGCATTTCGTATCCCCAGAAACAACCGCTAAGATTCAAGCCGCGTTAAAGCCACGCTACCTTGCTATGCGTAATCTACGCATCCTAAAAAACGGTACCGCCGCTCGTGTTCGGATGCCTCGCGCCTACGTTAGCCCCCTTGCGGGTGTCTATGCGGCAGCAGGGGTCACTGAGAAGAACGCAAAGATTGCTCTGGCGGCTAGGTTGGGGTATGAAACAGGAACGCGGATACGGCCTATAGGCGAGAAGAACGCAATGTATGGAGTCCCCCGGTCAGAAACAACTAAAGCCTTGCTATCCATAGAAAATACGGGCGACGGTAACCCGTTTTATGGTATGTTGCATACAGAAGATACGCGTGATAAGATGCGAAAAGCCCACGCTTCGCGTGCCCCGGTAACCTGCCCACACTGCGGCAAGGTAGGCCACGTAAACGCTATGAAACGATGGCATTTTAAGAATTGCAGGGACCAAAATGGCAACTAGTGGCACGACAGCTTTTAACTTAGACCTGACGGAACTGGTAGAAGAAGCGTACTCCCGTTGCGGGGCAGAGCTTAGGACCGGCTGGGATTTACGCACTGCCCGTATTTCGTTAAACCTGATGTTCGCAGACTGGTCGAATCGCGGTATCAATCTCTGGACTGTGGAGCAAGGGTCGATCCCTCTTGTAGCAGGCACGGCTACGTACGATCTGCCGGATAACACTGTGGACTTGATGGAACATGTTATCCGTACAGGTGCAGGGAGCGCCTCTACGCAGGCTGATCTGACGATTACGCGCATTAGTGTCTCCACCTATGCCACACTGCCTAACAAGCTGACCCAAGCACGGCCTATTCAGGTCTACATTAACAGGCAAGCCCCTACCCCCACGATAACCGTGTGGCCGGTCCCAGATGCCGCGCAGGCCTATACCTTCGTGTACTGGCGGCTCAAGCGTATTCAGGATGCTGGAAGTGGTAGCAATACGATGGCGGTGCCGTTCCGGTTCCTCCCCTGCATGGTAGCGGGGCTGGCGTATTACCTGTCCATGAAAGTTCCCGGGGCGATAGACCGTATGCAGGCCTTGAAAGAGCAGTATGATGAGGCATGGGATTTGGCTTCCTCCGAAGATAGGGACCGCTCCGCAGTCCGTTTTGTACCGCGTCAGATGTTCCTCGGGTAGGCTATGCCGCATAAAGACCCTCTAATTGCAGCAGCTTGTAAACGGGCGTACTACTTGGCGCATAAGGACCAATGGCGTGTTAGTAACGCCAAGAGTAAAGCTAAACTACAGCAAGCAACTGCTATTAAAAAGTTGGCTGCAACCCTTGTACTGAAGCCAATAGAGGCGAAATTTTGTTTGGATTGCGCTATAGATATTACCGCCGTGTACAAGGCTAAACATGGGTTGCATTGCTTAGAGTGCGTAGCAAAATATAATAAGGCGTATCGTGAGGCTCATGCGACACGCATAGCAGCGCAAAAGCTAAGTTGGAAGCTTGAAAACAAAGAACACGTAGAAGCAAAATCTAGGCTGTACTCTTTGGCAAACCCAGACAAAAAAACCGCAGCCCGTAAAAAATGGAGCGCCGCTAATCCGGGGAAAGACAACGCATCAAAGAAGCTAAACTCGGAAGCCCGACGAAAAAGGGTTCCGACATGGCTATCAGAGGATGATATTTGGATGATTGAGCAAGCTTATGAGCTTGCAGCGTTGCGGACTGCAATGTTTGGCTTTTCTTGGCATGTGGACCATGTGATCCCCCTCTGCGGTAAAAAAGTTTCCGGTTTACATACGCCGTACAACCTACAAGTCATCCCAGCCATAGAAAACTTACGCAAGAGCAATAGAGTGGAGCTTGCATAATGGCAAATAAATTCGCCAATGGTAAACGGGCTATATCGGAATGCGATAGGTGCGGATTCCGCTTCAAGCTAAAACTCCTCAAAAAAGAAGTAGTAAAGACCAAACAGATTAGCTTGCTGGTCTGCCCTACCTGCTGGACCCCCGATCAGCCTCAGTTGCAACTGGGTATGTACCCAGTGTCGGACCCACAGGGACTTCGAGAGCCCCGACCAGACCGCAGCTACAACACCTCCGGGATACTTGCAAATGGCTCCTACGGCGGGGGCAGCCGGGTATTTCAGTGGGGCTGGAATCCTGTAGGGGGCGCAAGTAGCTTTGATGCCGTGCTGACCCCAAATAACTTGGCGGCTACGGGATTTGTTGGTGCCGTTGCGGTAGTGATTTCATAAGGAGCCACAATGAAAACATGGATTGCCGATCTGGAGTTGCGTCAGCGCCTGCTGATTGCCTTGATTGCCGTGGATCACTTGGTGCTTGTGTTACTCACACTGGGCAATTGCGCACGGGGCGAAACGATCTCAGCAAGTGCTTGGAGACAAGAGCAGGCTGGCAAGCTGCAAGGGCGCATTGCGCGGCCCGTGATCGACTGGCTATTTCACTTCATTGAGCGTGACCATTGCTCACAATCGTGGTTAGCTGAAAAGCACATGTACACCACACCCCCACGCGAGCGCTGAATGCGCGGGACTTGCGCCTAGTGGCGCTAGAAACTACCAAAGTTTAGATTGACAAATTCGTATAACTTGGCACACTGCCATAGTCACTAAAAGGAGCCTACGATGGCATTCACCAAGAAGATGATGGGCAAGGAAGTTGGCGCAGCCTCTGTATATGCAAAGCCTCATACAGGCTCTGTTGCGGGCGTAGACTTGACCAATAACGGCTACCCGCAGACGGGCATTAAAACCACGGGTACCAAGACTCGCGGTAACGGCGCAGCTACAAAGGGCGTGACCGCCCGAGGACCGATGGCATGAACTACGAGGGTGCGGGCTATGTTTACGCTATTAGGAACCGTGTAAACGGCCATGCGTACATTGGCAGCACAAAGGGCTACAAGGCTAGGTGGCACACACACCGTAGTGCCTTACGCCGAAAGGTCCATCATTCGTTTATATTGCAGCGAGCTTGGGACAAGCATGGGGAAGATGCTTTTGAGTTTAAAATTCTTTTAGTTTGCCCCCTTGAACTTAGGATATTCTACGAAACTAGGCTAATGGCGTTAGAAACCTATAACGTACTCCGAACTCCTAAGGAAATTGGGGTTCGGGGGGGCTGGACACACTCGGAAGAATTTAAGTCGAAGATGTCCATGTTGCATAAAGGAAAAGCACTGTCGGCGGAGCATAAAGCTAAGCTATCAGACGCGGCTACGGGACGAGTTTATAGTGAGGCGTTTAGAGCACAGGCGCGTGCTAGGCAGCGGGGGGTGGTACCCTCAGAGCAAACCAAAACAAAACTAAGTGCAGCGCGTACAGGGTATATAGTGTCCTTGGAGACCCGCAACAAGCTAGCGCGTAGCGCAGCGCAGCGCAGTATCGTTACTGCCGGTATATCTATGGATAGAATTAGGTCAGTACAACCGTTGATTGAAGCGGGCGCCTCAGTACGTTGTGCGATAAAGTCTATAGGAATGTCCTCAGCTACCTATTACAAATATTGTACACAGCTTGCCCTCCAACCTAAGGAACTTGTATGACTACATACGTGGAGCTATGCTCGCAAGTTGCTGATATTACGCAGAATGAATATACGGCTGCCGAATATTCTTTTTTCTTTAAAACTACAGAACAACGGATATTCAATTCTGTTCAGCTTCCGTCGCTCCGTAAAACTGCAGCTATTGCCGCTGTTATTGGGAATCAGTTCATCAACGTCCCTACAGATTTCCTGTCCGCGTTCTCCGTTGCGGTAGTAGACCCAACAACTTTGGAGTACACATACCTGCTCAATAAGGATGTCAACTTTATCCGGGAAGCGTATCCTACGGTAGCTGCTACGGGAACTCCGAAGCATTACGCTATCTATGGAAACCAGACGGGCACTGAACTCGCACTGCGATTCATCCTAGGCCCAACTCCCGATAAGGTCTACTCTACAGAGCTAGCTTACTTCTACTACCCAGAGTCCATTGTTACTGCTGGAACCACATGGCTAGGCGAGAACTTCGATTCCGCCCTGCTAAACGGAGCCCTCGTAGAAGCCATTCGCTTTATGAAGGGTGAGCAGGATATGGTCAAGCTGTACCAAGACATGTACGTACAGTCGATTACGCTGCTCAAAAACTTGGGTGATGGCAAGCTCCGTCAGGATGCTTACCGTAGCGGACAACCCCGAACCGCGGTAATTTGATATGGCTATAGCTCAAACCCTGTGCTCCAGCTTCAAACAGCAACTGTTTTTGGCGCAACACGACCTCAGTACGGATGTAATCAAGATCGCGTTGTACACGAGTGCCGCTTCTATCGGGCCGGATACTACGGTCTATTCGGTATCGGATGAGGTAGTGGGTACGGGATACACTGCGGGGGGGATTCCCCTTACTGGCGCTACCGTGTTGCTATCAGGCACAACGGCCTACGTAGACTTTAACGACGCGGTATGGCCCGCAGCTACCTTTACAGCCCGGGGAGCCCTTTTGTACAATAGCTCCAAAGCTAATAAGGCAGTAGCGGTACTAGACTTTGGGGCAGACAAAACGGGGTCTGCACAAACATTCACGATCCAAATGCCCACAAATGTAGCGTCTAGTGCGCTGCTTCGGATAGCTTAAAGGTTACTATGGCAAGTTTATACTCTACCAACCTTAAACTCGAATTGATCGGGACCGGGGACCAAAGTGGTCTTTGGGGTGGCACAACCAATACTAACCTCGGCACTGCCTTGGAACAGGCTATCGTAGGTAAAGCCTCGCTTGTAACAGGGGACTTCACAGCCAACGTAGCCACCCTCACCCTGCTAGATACCAACGCAAGCCAAACGGCACGAGCCTTTGTACTGGATGTAACCGCTACGCTATCTGCTGCGGGTACGATCAACGTGCCGGCTATCCAGAAGCCCTACCTTGTGTTCAACAACACTGTAGGCGGGTTTGCCCTTACGGTTAAAGTTTCGGGTCTGACGGGGGTGGTAGTTCCCAATGGCAAACGGATGCTGGTGTACAACAATGGCACAGATGTCATTGACGGCATTAACTACCTTAATGGGGTAGCTACCAGTGCCCTAACGGCCACAACAGCGACAACAGCGACAACCGCTGGAAGCGCTACGACCGCTGGAAGCGCTACGACCGCTGGAAGCGCTACGACCGCGGGTACTGCCACTAACATAGCGGGAGGGGTAGCAAATAACATACCGTACCAACTTGGCGCGGGCAGCACAAGCTACATTACGGCCCCCGTAACCCCCGGACATGTTCTGAGTTGGAACGGGACCGCGTTTACGTGGGCCGCAGCCCCCGCTGCTACAACAGCCACAGCATTGGTGGGAGGCTCGGCGGGGGTAATACCGTACCAATCTGCGACTAGCACCACAGGGTTTACCGCTGCGGGAACTACAGGCCAGCTTCTGCAATCCACTGGAACTACGGCTCCGGTCTGGGTAGACCCAGCGCTTACTCCCGGACTTATCCTCTTTAACTTAGGAATCATCTAATGTCTATCAATGCCCAATATGCGGCGACTGCAAAATCGCCTAGTGTAAATATCGCCACCGCTAACACTAATCGTGACGGCGTTACAGGTGTATATGGGACGCTAATGACCGCAGGTGCCTCAGGGTCCCGAGTGGATCGTATCAATATTACGGCGACCGCTACAACAACAGCAGGGATGATTCGTATATTTCTTGGAACCGCTCTAATTCAAGAAGTGCCTGTGTGGAGTATTACTCCCGCAGCCTCAGTTCCCACGTGGTCTGTAGATATTACCTTTGATACAGGTTTAATCTTGCAAGCGTCAGCGGTGTTGAAAGTATCCACTAACAACGCAGAATCTTTTAATGTGACCGTAACAAACGGCGGGGACTTCTAATCATGGCTAATAAAGGACTTTATGGGTATTCGGCCCCTCGGGCTACTACCGTTCCGAACTCGATAGCCCCTCCGCGGTGGTTACGGGCCAAGTTAATTGCAGCGACTACGAGTACCGAACTAGCCCCACTAAATTGCTGGCAAATCGGGGTGGCTGTTTTTGGCGGCGGCGGAACCGGTTCCGCTGCTGGTGGTGGTGGTGGTGGTGGTGGGTTTGCCTTTGGGATTGTAGATGTGGTTCCGGGGCAACGGCTACCGACGATAACAATCGGCAATATAGCGGGTACCTCCTCCTTTGGGTCTTTGCTTACGGCGACAGGGGGAACTACTGTCGTAGGTTCCGCGGGGGGCACGGGGGGCACGGGGTCCGCATCTTTGGCGTTGCGCGGGGCCTTTACAGCCTCTGGAGGTGCTGGAGGTGCCGCTGGTGGAGGTTTGGGGGGCGGCGGCGGGGCGGGGTCGTTCTATGGTGCAGGGGGCAGTGGCGCGGCTGGCCCTTTTGGTGGCGGTGGAGGTTTTGGAGGCGGCGGCGGGGTGGGCGTCGCTGGTGGTGGTGGTGGTGGTGGTGGTGGTGCGGGTCTTGGTAACTTTGGCGCAGAGGCTACTTTTACTACGCTTGGCGGAGGGGGTGGTGGCACTGCGTCACGCAGTGTGGGCGGTGCGGGGGGTATGGGCCTGAGCGCAGTGGGCGGCGCGGCAGGGGCCAGTTCTGCCGGGGCTTCCGGTACCGGGGTCTTGGATGTAAACATCCTACTGCAACTTGTCCACATGGAGCTTAACGGTTCTGGCGGTGGGGGAGGGCAGGGGGCTACGGCTTTTGCGGGCGGCAACGGCGGCTCCGGGGGTGGTGGTGGTGGTGGTGCAAATAGCGGAC